TAGATGCCGTAAATTCCAACAGCTTATTCACATCCATGATGCCGTTGCGGTCTAGTTGCACCAATGACACCATGTTCTTAAGCTGCGTTTCGGCAGTCTCTGGATCGTTGCTTTGTGAGTCGAAGTTTACCACGATGCTGAAGTTCTCATCAGCCGAACCCTTAGTCATCACCTGTGGGTTGGGATTGCCAGTAACTTGGAAGAACACCTCATCTGGCCCCATGCGCTGATACAACTTCCACGCCATGTTCAGCACATCGCGGACATGATCCAAGAACTTAGACACCACGAACTGCTGGCGCGAGGCAGAGATTGGGTTGGACATATCCAGACCAACGGCACGATCTGCCTGTGCGGTCATAGATACTTCAACCTCAACAGAACCATTGTCGGCTGGAGGCGGCGGCCCCCATTGAATCTCACCAAGGCGACGATACGGAACCCTTACTCCTGGCCCCCAATCAGAGGGAGGACGACCAGCCGGGTGCAACAATGGAGGGAGAGTAGCCAGAGAAGCACGATCAATACGAGAATCACGCTCGGTCTTGATTTGCATTTGCGCTCCACGGAGGATGTCCGAGAAGGTCTGGGTTTCGTACATGCGCTTCTGGTCGTTTGATAGGCGCGTAACCACAAAGGGGTAGTCGTCATAACCGTTAAGAAGTTCGTGTTTGGCGAAGCCTTCTGTGGTTGGGTGGAAGACCGTGCAGTAGATGCCCTCAGAACCATCCTCCTCGTCGATCAAACGCTGGTAGCCATACACCACCATAACAAGGTCATTGTCGTCCGTGATAGGCAGTCGGTCGATTGTCTTGAGCTTCTCGCCGTCGAGGTACATGCTATCTTTGCCACGGAGACGCTCGATAGCATTCTCAACCCAGTCGGCATCCCAGCCCTCGGAGGTTACCTTTTTCTCAAGCTCCTGAGATGTTAGGAATGTGCGCCAGAATACATACGGAGCGCGTTGAGGATCAGTTACATACGATGGGAAAAGAACCTCGCCATCGGGGGCGCATGAGTAAACTACTGGGCAATCTACCGATGTACGAGGGACAGAGACTTCCGCCAGACCCTTCTTGCGAAGATCCATAATGGCTTTTTTTGCACGCTTTGACGATAGGTCGGGGAATGCCGTCTGGAGCATGCCTAATACCATCTCGTCATCCGCACCACTAACAATAAGTTCCGCTAGATCGGGGGAGACTTGTGCGATTTCCTCGATGGATACCTGTTGTAAATATGTCCTTTTTTCACGCTTCCATCCGACATATGACACCATCAACCCCTTCTCTAGCAGATAATTAGCACCCAACTCCATCTGTTGACGGAAGTTTGGGATGTATGTAGAGCGCATCCACTTGAGGAATCCAGACACCATTGAAGCCCGTGGCATGGATGCCATTGAGGTTGGGAACGCCTTAATGTGGGAACGCTGCAGAGCTTGGTCTAGGATGGCCACAAATGCGTCGATACGCTCCCCAACGACATTGACCTCAATATCACTCGCTCCCTGCCAAGGGAAGGCATTTGCGCCCTGTTTACGAAGGTCGTCAGATTTTCCCTCCCAAAGGTTACGGCGGTCATCATACGAGCGCAAGCAAGCCTCGAAGTACTCCTCCAAGTCAATAAGGCAATTGTCGTAGGCATCAGCCAACGCCATGACATTAGGGCCGTCCTCGGCGTAGATCATCGACTCTTCTTGCTCTTCTGTTGGTGCGCTCATGATGGCATGTATTCGTAGAACTGCTCGCCTACTTCGGGGCGTATCATAACAACTTTTATAGGTTTGCCAACTAGTTTGTGCGATACCCTAGGTGGAGCCTTAACTGGAACTGCCTCACCATCCATGCGAACCATTACCCAACTAGGGTTTGGGCATTTGCGGATAACTAGATAATCACCCTCATAGGTGGTATCATCTTGAGGTTCCACGGGGGAATCAAGGGTTTCTTGCTTAGCTTTAGGTGGGCGACCGCGCTTTGCTGCTTTCTTAGTTGGTGCTGTTTTCATGGTTTAGTTTAGATTTCATGTATCGAATCGCATGTTCAAGGGTTTCAATCTCCTCCGTAAGTCTAGGGGTTTTCCCATATTCTTCCATTTTTGCCCTCTTGAAATACGCTTCTTTTAGGCAGTCGATGATAAGTTCCTCGGCAACTATCGGTTTGTTTTGAGTCTTCATAGCTTGTTAGTAGCCTCCAGCTCCTTGTCTTGTAGCAAGATTTCTGGATTCGTCAACATGATCTATTCCTGCAATAGCGGCGTAACGCAACACATCGACTGGATCTTTCCACGCCTCCTTTAGCCCACCATCACCCGTGTATTCACTCAGAGCTTGGATAATGTTCTCACACTCGGAAGAGACATAGAAATGCGGTCGGTTGACCGAATCTGCAGGTCTAGTGGTGTCCCATGACATCTTGCCAATAAGTGCCTGCAATCCATCGTCGATGTCTAACCCTGGAGCTGGAATACAAACCATGCCGGCATCATTCAAATCCTCGATAATAGAGGATGCCCCATCCGCTGACTGGTACTTGGCAGCTCCAAGCCGAGGGTCAATCAGTCTCTCAAAGATCTTCTCGTCACCCTCAAGCTCGGCAATCAAGTCCATGTAGTCACGGATACCAAACCCCTGCCCCTTAGCCCCTTGTCCTGGCATCCACTTGCCACCCTTCCACTCAGCCCAGTCGCCTACATCGATACCCGGCCACTCACGATATACCCAAAATGTACCAGACGCATCCACAGCAATCCAAGCCATAAACCAATTCTTTGCACCCGCTGGGTCAATAATCTGATAGCGAGTAACATTCGTAGTTGGGATCTCTGATGGCTGGACAACATTGACTTCTTTGTTGAACTTGGGAAACTTGGTGGCGTGGGACTTAACTGGAACCCCGTACGCGCGAATTAGAATCTCCTCCCGAGGCCTTCCAACTAGGGTCTCCTTGATTCGCTCGTAGCCACCGAAAGGGTTGTCCTTGGAATGGAAGTAGTGGACGCTGGCATTGCGCTTTTTACTCCGTTGGACATAGGGTACAAGCTCGCCATTGAGAAGCTCAGCCTCGACGCTCTGGACGCTTGCCGCCCCATCTAAGTATTCCTTGATCACCTCAGTCCACCCGTCAATCGGAGTGAATGTCACCAGCATCTTGGAATTGCGGGTAGCAAGACGGAAGCGCAGGGTGTCAATAAGCTCATTACCAAGAAGGTACTCGTCGAGCCATACTCCGATGTTGTGCCACTGGGGATCACGGCTACCAAGCTCCGCACCTTCTAGAATAGTTGGGTTGTTCTGATACTGAGAATAGGTCTTAAAGATAATCTGTGACGCATTGGGCAGGATCAACGAGTTATCCGTGAACCCGTTCTTCTTCGTGTACGAAATGTAAGCGTTAGCCGAGGTTTGCTTTGTCCTCATCTCATGCGGTAACCAGTTCCATACTGCGCTTTGTTGCTGGCGGATGCTAACCTCCGATGTCTGGGCAAAACAGAAGATCTCTGACTTTGGGTTTTCGATGGCGGCCTTGACTACACAGTAAGAACCCCACGCAGTTTTTCCTGAGTTGTGATGGGGAACCCCAGCTACAATGTAGTTGTTGTAGACCGGCACATGAAAATCCCAGACATAATCTTCTCGGAGGTAATTGATCTTGACAACTCGGCGGGAATAGATAGGGTGTCGGTATGCCGAAGCACAACTCAATAACTTACCCAGTAGATCAAATACGCCTTTGGATTGCTGAAGGATGGACTCAAGCGAATATCGCGGGAAAGCTGGCAAAGGAGCTAGATCCACGAGTGACCGCGAAGTTAATTTACAAGGTTTGTAAAAAGCACGGGATACAATGTCAGCGGACAGGGCCACGAAGCGGCGAAGGACATCCCGAATGGAAAGGTGGCAGGATTGTGAACAAGGACGGATACATTGAGCTTTATTGCCCAAACCACCCGAACGCTCGCAAGCACACGCGCTATATTCTTGAGCACCGTCTAATAATGGAGAAACATCTTGGTCGGTATTTGACCCGCACGGAAGTTGTTCACCACAAGAACGGAGTGAAAGACGATAATCGCATTGAGAATCTTGAGCTGTTTGAGAGCAATGCTCGCCATCTTGAAGTGACTCTAAAGGGTTGCGTTCCGAACTGGACTGAGGATGGCAAGCGCAGAATGGGCTTGAAAGCTCGTCGTTCAGCTTGATGTCTCCAACTGGCATCCACCCCAACTTGTGAAGGACGAGGTGAGACTTTGAACAACGAAATGATTCGCCGTTATCTAAAACGACCTCGTAAATTCCCTGCTTGTCTTTCCTAAAGGGTGGCTGTGCTTTGGCTATAACCACTTTTTCGCCATCCCAAGCGTGTACGTGGAAATCAAATCCAAGCTCGTCAACGCGCTTGATACGCTTTAGAACTGGATCATAGATTTCCTGCTCTGGGGCAAGACAACGATTTCCCCCAAGTGCCAGAACCTCAGAGACTTGCGCTAATTGCTCCTCAGCCTTCTCCCAGTGCGGAAGCCTAAACCCGTATCGGAATGGGTCTTTCTCGGCGTTATCAATAGCCTCATGGTAGATTCGATGAAGCTCAATGAGATCATCTGGCTCCATCAAGGCTACCTCGTCATCGCTGGGAGGCTGAAGGATTGGATGTTTGCGCCACTGCATTACTCTACGATTTCAGCTTCTACCGCTTGGGCTTTGACTTTATTGGCAATACGAGACTTGGCTTCTGCGATCATCTTGGCGGCATCATCAATAGACGGACCCTTACGATGCTCTACAATGGTACTTGCCATGCCAGAGAGCTGTCCAGCCTTATCGGTCATAATTCCAATAGTCAACGCTAATCGGTCTGGGGAGATTGCCTTGAGCTGGTCTGGGTCACGGCTCAGTTGTTCGGCTTTCTCGAACAACAGGTCTGTGTACTCAGCCGCAGCAATAGCGTAGCGTTTGGAGAACTCCTTGCGCTTTGACTCCAGCGTATCGTTATGCCTCCATTCTAGCGCACGAACTGTCTCATGCGTCACTTTGCACTTCTTGGCAATAGCATTGATACGACCACCCTGCGCCAACATCCAGAGGATCTGTGCCGCCACATTCGGGTTGTAGTTCTCGATAGTGTTTCGAGGGAATTGCTTAGCCCTTTCCTTGACCTCAAGGAAGAACTCTTTCATCGCCTCTTTACTATCAATCGCTGATAGGTCTTCGTCGCTCATTTGTTTTGGTCGCGTTCTTGCGACTGCCCACTTATAGCAAGAGAAATGCTTCTGGCAAGAGCTGGATTGCGATATTCTTTCCCAGTCCTGCGATAAGACTCGGAAATACTCGGTGTTGCCAGCCTGCGATTTGGCTCTCCAATGCTTGACGCTCTGCGTTTCGCTCCAGCCGCCCTAGCCTCGGCCTCCATTTGGGACATCAAATCGGCTTGGCTTGTGCCTGATACTGCTGTCGTTGCTTCTTGGCCAGTAGACGGACGAGAAATGCGTTGCTGCTTGAGAACATCAATGGCTTCTGCAAGCTTCTCGATGTTTCTGATGTCTCCTTCGAGCTTGTCGATAATGGCTTTGATGTCTTCATTATTTATGTTTTTCGATTGTTTTGCTCGATTCAGAGCCTTTTCTGTTCTGTCCCATGCTTGTAGGATTTGTTGGTCGGTCACGCCACGGACATATTGTTGAAACTCTGGAGTCTCACGAACAATTTCTTGCTTACGGTTTTTGGATCTTTTAACGGAATTACCAAGTTCTGCAAGCTCAACGATCTTGTCGGTTGTATCGTCAATGTAGCCAAAGATGTCACGAAGTTCTTGCCTTGAGGTTTCTTCAAACTCTTTGATTAAATTGTTCTTGTCAACAACTCGTTTGCCAGTAGGTCTTACTCCAAGTTGCCTTGAACTCTGATCGGTAAAGTAACCAAACGGAAGCTCATAAACAACACCATCCGCATCTTGGAGAACTGGTCTTCCACCGTCATCCACAATAGTCCCAACGCGACCTTGAAACTCAATCTCGCTTCCAACTAGATCTGAGATTGTTGGATCAACCGCCATAGGTGGTTCTTTCTGAAACGCCAATGGCTTAAACTTGCCTTCTTGCTCGCCAATGTAAGCCCGGATGTCATTGGGCGTGATTGACCCACCCGCGCCAGAACCTTGTACTTTTGACAATGGCACTTTTGCCCTTTTAGCTAATTCAGAGGCAAGCCTTGTTGCCTTTGGTTTGCCTTGCGGCATGTATTTTATGCTAATGTTTTTGGGGTCTTTTACCAAATAGGTTGAGGAACCAGTTTCTTTTTGAGCAAGGGTATCATACCCAAGATTGAACAATTCATTTACAAGCTCCTTGTTATTTGAAAAATTAGATTTTGATGGGTCAAATTCTTCAGAAAAAGATGAAGCTAGATCGTAGCCATCTTCGCTCCAAGGTGAATAATTTTTTCCATAATCCCTTCTGTTTTTTAATGTTTGTTTTTTAAAGTTATCCCAAGTTCTGTTTTCTTTAATCCATGATTGAAAATCCACATCAGAGGTTTTTGAAAATAATTTAGAAGGAGGGTTTCCAAAACGCTCGTTTGGTTGAGATGAAACAATTAGCTCTTTAAGTTTAGTGTTGTTTGGGGCAAGTCTCTCAACCAAATCAACCCAATCTTTAAATTGCCACAACTTGAGCGATTTACCTTGAGCCGCGCTAACTTGGTACACTCTACCCCCTTGTCCGGCGTACTGTCTCGCTAACGGAATAGAACCAGATAGCCAAGTTGGGCCTCTAAAACTTGTTATTTCTTTTTCTTTTGAACCATGAAATGCTTTTAATTTTTGCTCCGGGACAAGTTCACCATTTCGATTGAACCTTGGCGACTGAGGCATCAAGTTATCACGAAGGCTGTAGTAGGATGTAGGGCCAAATGGGATAACAACATCTCCAGTTGTTTTAATTGCGCTCTGAAGTCGATCAAACGCGAATGTGCGATAGATGCCAGTCACAAGATCTGGCGACACATCCTTCATCATCGGGTTAATTCCAAGCTGTCGGGTTGTTTGCTGACCAAGAACAG